GAGCCCGCTGGTTCTCGTCCTTGTTGATCCGCTCCAGCCACTCGACGATGTCGGGGATCTCAGGCAGCGGTGCCCAGCGCCGGCCGGCGGCCGGCGGAAGCGGGCGGAACTCAATGATGTCCTCGGGCTCGAAGATGGCCCCGAGGAAGTCAATGCACTGCGACAGGGCGTCCATGCAACTTGCGTCCTCTCAGGTCTCGGTGTGGGTGACAGATTTGGTGGCAGTCGGTGCAGAGCGAGACCACGTCACACAGCAGCTCGTGGCCGAGCCGGTCGTACGTCAGGTGGTGTACGTGCTCGGCCGCGGCCTCGAGGCAGCCCTGGCACAGCCAGTTGTCACGACGCAGGGCCTTCTGCCGCAGGGTGTGCCAGAAGTCGCTTGCCAGATGCGCGTGGTAGCGATCCCACCACTCCCGATCCATTTCGGCCTGGAGCGACTCTGCAGCAAACCTGGCCGCCTGGATGGCACGCTCAGCGATCCCGTCGCTCCACAGCGGTAGGCCTTCCAGGTCCACATCCGCTGGCTTGGGAACCCACGAGCCGTGGCCTGTCTTGCTGTAGTCAATCTGGCCGCACACCAAGCACTGGTATGTGTACATCCAGCTGCCAGCACTGTTGCGCTTGCGCACGAGCCGGCTGTCGTGAATCTGGCAATCCATTGAGGGCACTCCGTTGCCTTGTCCATTCCGCCCCGCCGCGTCGAAGCGGCACCGTGCCTATCACGGGGGCGGCGTCGATCAGACTGCGGCCGCCTTCTTGCGACGGCCTTTGCTGTAGATCAGTTCGATAGCGTCATACGTCGCCAGCGAACGGCCATAAGAAGAGCTGTCTCGGTCTTTTCCAAGCTTGTAGTTCGCATCCGCGGCGCGAACTACTCCGCTGATCGACTTCTTACTAAGCCGCTGAACGAGGCTCTGACGATCAAAGTCGTCATGCTTCTTAATAAACCAGCACATGCCCTCAATCATGTCCCCCTGAAGGGCTCCGTCTTCACCTGGCCAGACCTCCATAAGGATGTCCAAAGCAGTCGCCAGCCCGTCCGCTCCAACCCGGGCGATAGATCGCTCAAGGGCCTTAACGGCCTTGACGTACGGCCATCCCGATCCGCCCTCGTCTCGCAGTCGCAGCTTAAGGCCAGCGGTCCTGACGACGCGATCAATCTCTAGCGTCTGCGGGTCGCCCTCTGTCAGCTGGGCGTTAAACAAGGCGCAGGCGGATACGCTTGTGCGCTCCCTGTTCTTAAGCCGAAACACTCTCGCTTCGTGCTCCTTACCCTCAGAATCAAAAACGTCGCACGGAACCATTCCGATGCCCAACTTTCTTGCAGCAGTGAGCCTCTGCATTCCGTCAACAACCCAGTACGTGCCATCGCGACGCTGGCCGACTGTCAAAGAACCAAAAGCGTCAGGGTCCAGGTTTTTTGCGATCCTGCTGACTCGAGCGGAAACAATGGTCCGCTGGTAAGCGTCCGAAATATTGAGCTCATCAACACCAATCTTTCTGTTCTCTGTCTTAAGCAGCCGCATAACGGAATCCTTTCGTGTTAATCAACCATCCTCGGTCGCACGTCTACGCTGACGCGGCCAACCATCCAGCACCCGCCAGCGGACTTGCACCGCTGCCGCCCGGGTTATGAGCCCAGGCTCACACTGTGTGCGGGAAACCAGCCGCCACGGCGAAGGATGGACCGTGGCGACGGGCAGTGAATCGACTAGAACGGGATGTCGTCCGCCGGCCCCGCTGCCGCCACCTTCTGCGGCTTGGGCTTGATCGCCGGCTTCGGGGTCGCGGCCGCGACGGCGGAGGCCGGCACGTACCGCTTCACAACTGCCGAGACCTTGCCGGCCTTCGACGTGTAGTGGCTGATCTCCACGTTCACGACCTGGCCGACCAGCTCGTCGGGCTGAAGGCTCAGCCGGCCACTCGCTGCCAGGATCCCCACCGCCTCGGCTAGCTGCTTGGCTCGCCAGCCGAGGTGCTTGGGGATGTCGTCGAACACGAACTTGTACTGGCCATCGACGGTCGCCAGACGCAGCTTGATGCACTGCCCGTCCGGGTTCTCGTCCGATGTCTTGTACTGATTCGGGCCCTCTTCACAGTGCTTGACCGTCATCCGGTGAATGCCAGCAGGCACGATGTCCCGCTCGACCATCACCGGCTGCGTCTGCTCGTCTTCGATCACGAAATCCATTTCGGTCCCGTCCTTTCTGTTTAGGAAACTGCTTCCATTTCCGTACCGATCTCTTCCACCCTGGCGAGGATGTCCTTCACCAGTTGGTCCGCTGTGGCTTGGTGGAACTTGCCCTCACGGACACGCTCCGAAACAAGCCGCCTGATCTGCTCGAGCTTCTCGACGGTCTCGGCCGCCACGATGGCGTCCTTGGCCTTCCGCACTAGGTCGGCGTCCTCGGCTGCCGGAGGCGCGTCGGACAGCCAGGCAGCCAGGGCCTTGCCAAACTCTTCGTCGGGCCGGTCGATGGTCTTGTCTTGGAACCGGCCCGAGCGGTCCTTGATGACGTGGACGATGTGTTCCGGGCTAATCTCAAACAGCACGTCGAACTCGTACTCAATCCCCTTGCCCTGCTCAGGGGCCAGCCCCACCCGCACCGGCCGGCTCTTGCCGCTGGAGTCGCTGGCCGTCTGCCACTCGGTCTTGGACCGCATGGTGGCAATCACGTGCCCGGGGAAGTCGAGGATGGCATCGACCAGCCTCCGCTGCTTCGGGGTTCCCTCGCTCCACGCGCTCCAGGTGTTGCCCCGAAACTTGGCGTTGGCCAGCCGGTCGATCTCGGCCAGCAGCTCGGCCCACGCATGGGACAGACTGTCGATCACCAGCACGTCGTAGCCGTGGGCCGACTTGATCGTCTCGACGTAGGCGTCGATGGTCTTGTCGGCCGGCTCCGCCACGTCGAACGAAAACAGGTCGGCGTACTTGGCCGCACTGCCTCGCTCGGTGTCGATCACCGCGATCTTGCCGCCCAGGCCCGTGGCAATCCGCAGGCTGGAGAACGTCTTGCCAGCTCCGCTAGGGCCGAAGATGGCCGCCCGGAGTTTGGCTTGGGACTTGGTCGCTTTCTTGAACACGCTCATGTCTGCACCCTTCTGTTGCTGTTGTGAAAAGCCGCGTCCCCGTCCATAGGTCGGCGGCACAGTTCCGTCCTTGGCCACCAGGCTCCGCCTGGCCTCCTAATCAAAAGTCCTGGACATGCCGCCCTCTGGCACAGGCATGCGTATGCGTCGGCTCGACTCAATCACGGCCCGGTTGGCGGATTCCCGCTGCCGGGCCGCCACGGCCATCATGTGGCCGCAGATTGCCTCAATCTGTGCGGCGGCCGCCGACAGGGCGTCTGCCTTAATCGGAGTCCAGCAGTCTTCCGCCGGCACGTAATGGCCGTGCAGATCGACCATCACCTTGCCGTCTACCTCGAGGCGGTCGCCCTCCTGTAGGTACACGCTGACGTAGTCAGGGGCCTGTGCTTGGCCGAGTAGCAGCTGGGCGCGGTACATCTTCATGCCACCACCTCCCGCCGGCCCGTGAACTCCAGCTCGTGCGGGTAATAGGCCAGCGTCTCGCCGTCCATCTCGACCAGGCAGTACGTGCCGTTGGTGGCCCGCACGATCCCGGCGCGACGGCCGCCGATGTAGGGCGGCTCGCCAATCACGACATCACCGGGCGACGGCCGCCAGACCGTGCCGTAGGTTTCAGCCATTCCCGCGATGGCGGCCGCCGCTTCCCTTGCGTGTGCGTCCATTGCATTGTTCCTTGATGGGTTATTCGCAGCAGCCAGCGGAAACGATCCGCATGACCAACACGAGCAACTGAATCCAAAACTCAACGTTCATCCTTCGTCCTCCTTGACGACGGTTGCGGAGCGTAAATCCCCGATGGGAGATTTGTCAACACCACTGTTTTCGGGTTCTCAAACGTGGGACTTTAGGCCGACTTGCGGCCGGCTGGCCGCCGGCCACAGAGCTTGCCAGCCTTGCGGAGCTGGGCCTTCTCAGCTGCCAGCCGCTCGATCTCGTCGGCATCGACCAGCAGGACTCGCTCCGAGACCTTCTTCGACCAGATTTCCTTCCGGTCGGCCATGGTGCGGATGTGTCGCTGGCTGCAGCCGTATCGGTCGGCGGCCTCGGCAGTGCCGCAGAGGTTTCGCTTCGGCGGGAGTTGGACAGCCACGGTCATGGACTCCGATGGTAGCGATCCTGGCAATCGTGCCAAGCGTGCTGCCATCGCCCGTGCCGCCCCTTCAAATCGTTCCACCCGTAAAATACAGGTAGAACTTTTATGGAGGATAGTCCACTCATCACCCTGACACCGTTGGTCATGGTTCCTGAGTGACCCGCAAGGATGTGCCACATTTGGGTGGCGGAGTGCCACCAAACGGAGGGTACACCAATGCTACTGAACACCTTTTTTGAGGATACCTACGCGCCGCTCCGCCAACTAGCCCCCAAGGCGATCTATCAGTACCGGCTGACACTCAAGCGGTTTGAGGAGTTTCTGGGGCACCGGCCCGAGATGGCCGACCTGACTGACGTCCAGGTGCAGCGGTTTGCCCAAGCCCGGAAACTGTCCACCTCGGCCAGCACCGGCAAAAAGGACCGGACCCACCTTCAGGCTCTTGCCAACCTGGCCGCCAGAAAACGGCTCCTGCCCGAGTTCCTCGCCCTGCCGCCCATGCGGGCTCCAGGCCGGCTCCCTCGGGCATACACGGCCACCGAGGTAGCCACGCTCATCCGGGCGGCCAGGGCCCTTCCAGGCCGCGTGGGGAGCGTCAGGCGGGGCATGTGGTGGGCCAGCCTGCTGCGAAGCCTGTGGGAGACCGGCGAGCGGATCGGGGCCCACCGCGAGCTCAGGTGGGGCGACGTGGACCTCGAGGGCTGCTGGGTCACATTTCCCGCCGAGGCACGCAAGGGGCACGTCCGGGACATCCGCAGGCGGATCTCCCCCGAGCTCGCCGCGTGGCTTGCCACCTTCGCCGGCAGCGAGCGAGCACTGGTCTGGGCCTGGCCCGGATCGGAGACGGCTATCTGGAACACCTTCAGCCGGCTCTGCAAGCGGCTAGGCATCACGGCCCGCGGCTTCCATGGGTTTCGCAAGGCATCAGCAACCTACGTGGCGGCGGCAGGCGGCGATGCCACGGCGCACCTCGACCACTCCGACCCGAGGCTGGCCAAGCGGCACTACCTCGACGAGAGCATCATGCCGGGGCAGTCGGCCCTGGACTTCCTGCCGCCGCTCGACCTGGGTGGGCCGGCGACCTAGAACAGCGTTCCGCCACCGCTCACCGCCGCGATCCTCGCCTTGGCTATCTCGACG